GTATACCCAAACTGTTGCCAACCATATTTTTCAAGTTCGTCTTTGTCCATTTTTCCTGAATAATATTCATATTTAATTTTACGCATACGGGTGTAATCAAAATGAATCCGTTTGAATGCAATTTTGTGTTTCGTAAGTATAGACAAATACTTGTTGTGTAGTTTAGGTATTTTTAGAAGTTCTTTGCCGGGTTCTGTCTGGTCTATTTCTGAATCGGCTGTCCAGTATTCTAAAATTTGTTCAAGGTTTTCCATAATATAAAATAAAAAAAAGTTAAGCTGGTGTTATATCAAAATACTCATATTGAAATGATGCTGTTGCCGTTATAATTGTGTCTGCGTCTAATTGTGTATCAAACTTAATGTCTGAAATTGAAATAGGAAACATTCTATGGTAATTTACTCTCAATAATGGATTATTTAAAGAAGACATAATAGTTAAAGTTGCTTCTGAATAATATTCATCTTTATTAGTATATTGATTTTGTAACTGATTAAATCTATTTCTTTCTTCTAAACTTTTTGGTGACCCTATTGACAACAACCATTTATACAATTCATTCCAAGATTGTAGTTGTTCATCCACAATAAAAGTTATGTCGAATTCATTGTAAGATAGTTTGTTTCCCGCAATAGGTACATCACGCAAGGGTGTTGCATATTCAATAACACCTAAAGTAACACCAGGTAAATTTGCTTCTTGGCAAAAATACTGTACAGTAGGCAATCTATTAAACGCCAAAATAAATTTGGATGATTGTAACGGATTAGTATTCTCTGGTGTTCTTGTTAAAGCTGACATTACTTAGTCTTTTTGTTGTAATTGCGTTTTTTCTTTTGTGTTGGTTCTGCAACAGGTGTTTCAACAACCGTCTCAACAATTGGTGGAGTATCAGCAGGTACAGGCACATTAGAGGTTGTAACAGCATCCAATGGATGTTCAAATTTTGATTCTCTTTTTCCGAAGAAAGATTTAATGAATTTAATCATGATTATTTCCTTTATAAGTTAACATACACCTATTTAGGCGCCAAAAAAAAGGGAACTCGAAAGTTCCCTTTTAAATACCTCTCTGTGGAGGTTCCCTGATTACATCAAGTTCTTAACTGCGAATAGACGGTAATACACATTTGCTTGTGAATTTAATTTACCGTTACCAGCTGTTAGACCTTCTGCGAATGGGTTTGCAACCATTCCGTAACGAGTCTTGAATCCAATTTTTGGTTGGAATGTGAATTGGTCAACTGCACGAACCATTTGTAGAGGAACGTAAGGGCAGTAGAATATACCAGCGTCATAAGGAGAAGAACCCTTATAACCGATAGTAACCAATTCTTGGTTAGATGTGTAACCACCATAGTATGGATCAATGTACACTTTGATACGACCGTGTAACAAACCTGCGAAGGTGTTACCAGTGTCATCAACTTGTAAATCAGTTTGTAGAGCAGGTGTGTAAGAAAGAACGCCAGCCATTGCCATTGCGGAAGCAACATCTGAAGAAACGATCATTACGTTACCTTTACCACGACGAGTTTGTTTTGCAATTACATTTGCATCACGTTCAACTTGGAAAATCAAACCTTTGAAACGCTCAACAGACCAACGGCCGTTTGAGTCAGTGTCAAGGTCGAAAAATCCAGCAGTAGTTGTACCGTATTGAGCACCAATTTTTGCTACGTTGTAGATTGTACGGATAACTTCACGGTTGATTTCAGCAAGAATCTCAGTAGAAAGAATGTTGCTCAATTCTGTTTCAGCATCCAAACCGTGGATAGCTTTCAAGTCTTGTGCAAGTTCTAGTGAGTATTCAGCTTTCAACGCACGGCTTTGAGCAGTAACAGTAACTTTCTCGATAGAGAATGCCATTTGTTGGAATGCTGCACCTGCTTCTGAACCTAACAATTCTGCGCTAGCTGTTGGTATTGCAATACCTGAAGTGGTATTAGCCGCTGCAGTGTTTGCATTGTTTTGGAAACTGGTTGAAACGTCTGTTGCATTTGTACCTGTGAAACCGTATGGGTTTGCAGTAGAATTGCTACCAGAGAAGATTGTGTTTGCTTCGTTGTAGAACGCTTCTGCACCAGACATATTTCCAGCTGGAGAATAACGAGCACGCATTGCAAAAATCAATCCTGTAGGACCAGTCATTGGTTGAACACCAGCAACGTCATACGCAATTAGATTAGGCAATGAACGACGAACCAAACTGATTAAGATTGGATCGAAATTTGCAACACCAGCACCTGTAACATTTGTAGGACCATTGTCTGTTAATGTTTCATTAAGTGCTTGACGGTCTTGACGCATTGCTTGGTGTTGGTTTTCCAAAACAAGTGCAGTAACTGCTTTCTTGTATGGGTCGGTAATGGATGCTAATTCTGGATGTTCCAAAACTGGGGCCCATTTTTTTTGTAGTTCTTCTGTCATATACATGAGGGTTTTCTCCTTAGTGTGAAATTGATTTTTTATTTATTACTTTAGTGATTTAGAAATACCGGCGACATATTGGTCGATTGAAGGATCAGATGAACGCGGTGTCTTCTTTTCTTCTTCGATTATAACTTCTTCATCTAAAGCTGAATTATCTGCAACTGTATAGTCTTCTTTGAAATATGATGACTTCAAAGTTTCTAGTTTGCTTGCGAATTCATCTTCCGTAGTAAATTCCACACCCTCTGTGAGTGATTTTAATTTTTCTACTTGAGTCTGTGTTAAGCCTTCGCACGCTTCATAAACGGCTTCGACTTTCTTTTGCTCGTTTAACTTTTTAGTTAAATCGATACCTTTTGTGATTTGTTCATTAAGAGCATCTTCAAGTTCTGCAACTTTTTGTGCCATTTCTGAAACAACGTCAACTTTATCTTCTGGAATATCAATATAGTGTTCGATGAATAGGTTGCGTAGACCACCAATGAAGTCTTCTGCAATTTCGGAACGTAGGCCATTTTCAATAGCCAATTCATTTTGTTCCATCCACTCATTAACCATATAGTTTAGATACTCATCAACTTTGCCTGCTAGTTCTTCTTTAATTTCTTCAACAGCAGATTCAAATTGTTCAACTAATTGTTTTTCAACTTCTTCAGCAATAACTTCGATGCGGGACATAACTGCTGCTTCGAAAATTGTAGTTGCCTTTTGTTTGAATTCTTCCGAAAGGTTTTCACCTTCCATTAAAGCATTAACATCATCAGACATATCCAAATCTTCTGCATATGATTGGAATGTTGCGCCTGGATTTGCTTGCATTGTTTGTTTTGCTTTTGGTGAAGCGACACGGTCACGGATTGCATCACGGTTATTGGCATCAGCTTGTGCTGGATGCATAACGTCTTTCCGACCCATTGTTTCTTGTGGTTGTCCTTTTAGTTTAGAACCTTTTTCAGCACTAACGGGTGGTGTTGCACCTGGAGGAGTTGCTGAAGGAGTACCTTTTAGGTAATCTGGCAATTCATCGTCCATTTTGTCAACATCTTGGCCAACAATACCCGCATCATGTGTGCCATAAGCAACAGATGCTGATAATTTTCCACCTTTGTCTCCTGGTCCACGCTTTGCTGCAATATTTGAATCGAAAGTTTCTTTAGCACCTTCTAGAATAGCAGTAGCGGCTTCTGACAGTTTAAATCTGTTTGTCATTTAAAAATCTCCTTGATTTTGATTATTTATTTATAGATTAAAGTTTTTTGACGAAGTTTTCAAATATGCGAAGACTTACTGCCTCGATTTCCGCTGAAGAAGCTTTTCTGATTTCTCTTACTGCTTCTGCGTGGTCTACTTCAGTCCAAACACCATCAACCAACATCCATTCTTTTCCTTCCATGATACCTTGAACGAAAGCTCCAGGTGCAGAAGGGTCTGCTACAATATCCGCCGCTGTGGCCAGATAAAAATCGGATTGAACAACATTAACACCGTTAACATTCTTCAGTGATCCCATGCCTCTTGATGAAACACCTAGTGAAGCACCACCCTCAATTAATTGACGAGCGATATTCCCCATAGGAGTTGCCATAATTTTTGCTTTACCGATCCATTGAGTACCGTCTTCACGCAATCCAACAATCATGTGTGATACACGGTCTAAATTAATTGTAGGTGAATCTGGATGTCCCAGTTCACCAAATGCACGATTTTTGTTGATGTATTCTGTGGTATAACGATACACTTCTTTTTTCATTGTATTGAATTCGTACAGGCGCCCATTCTTATTTTTCTTTTCGGAAACAAGAAAAGGTCCTTCTATGTACAGTTCTTTTTCACCGTCTTTACCTTCGGTAATATAATTAACTGTTTCTTGGATTTCTTTAATTAATTTCATATTAACCTATTCCGTTGTTGCCGCCAGGTGTTAGACCATAAGGCGTATAGTTAAACGCTGCAGGATCTCTGAACTGTCCGCGTGAATAAAATTCATTGTGTTTGCGTAGTTCCATGATAATTGTATATGAATCATTTGCTAACATTCCGCGAGTTACAATGCCAATATTTCCATTTGCATTAGTTGTTCCTTGTGTGTTATTTGGAATAGTAATCCAATTGCCGTTGCCGTCATATTCACCATTACCATTCAAAAAGAATATTGTTTGTGGTGTGGTTGCTTGCCAAAATAATTCAACATCAGCTGTAGTTGAACTTGCACAATCATACCATAAACGATACAAAGAAAGTCCATAATATGGTAGTGTTGTATTTGCTGAACCACCTTGTGTGTTTGCAACAGGATAACCATTGGTTGCCAAAGCACCAGAAAGTGTGTTTGCTTGTATTCTTACAGTATTAGACTCTTGGCCAGTACCATCAAATTTAGCTGTTAATTTAATAACAGCATGTTGAGTGTCGTCTTTTAAGACTTGATATGTATAAGCATTTGCCATTTTTTAATCCAATTTTAGTATCTGTCGCCGCTGCTATGTGTGCGTCCAGTTTTTGTTTCTTTTGTTTTACCACCAGAAGAAGATTTTGCAAACTCAGAAGGACCTTTGCTCTTCATTGTGAAAGCATTAGGTTTCTTTGGTTCTTCTTTCTTTTCATCTTTTTCATCATTAGATTCTTCTCTAACGTATGATTCACCGTGAAGTGAACCGCCAATTCCATGTTTCTTTCTTAATTTTTCAGCTTCTTTTTCGTGATGTTCTGATTCACCTGGACCAGCATATTCTGCATGAGCAACGCTGTGGTCGGAGTGTGATACCATATCATCAGCAACTTTATTTCCATAATGTTTACGAACATGGTTTTCAATAGCTGTTGCAGCATGACTACTATTTTTCATACTTCCTGCACCAATACCATAACCTTGGTCTGCATGGTAAGATTCGTTACCGTGTTTGTGCCATAGGCCGGAAAGTGTCATTTTTTCCATTTTGCCTTCATCTAAAGGTTCCACTGATTCCATTTGGTGGTCAGCCTTAGTGTGCTTACCGTCGCCGTTTTTATCCAAAGATTTCATCATCTTCTTTTCAGATTTTTCGTGGCCCGCACCTTCTTCTTTTTCTTCTTTAGCTTCCTGTCTGACTAAATTGCCAGCAATCTCTTGTTTCTTTGCTTCAATAGCAGCAGTCACTCTATCATGAATAGAAGCGTAAAGTTCGTTACGAAATTCCACACCGTTGCTATCCATTGCGTAATCGATTAAATTTCTTGTTGCGTCCATTTTTATCTCCTATTAACTTAGTGTTCTTTTAACTACTTCTAAAACCGGTTTATAATCTTCATTTTTTGGATTTTTCTCTTTTGCCTGGTTGACACTCTTATCTAGGTCCGCCTGGTGAGCATTCTTCTCCATATCTAGTTGTCCTAACATTTGTTGTTGTGCAACATCTGTAGTAACTCCGACTGGCAATCCAAATCCTGCTTCTTTTTCTTTTTCCATTTCGCCTTGCATGACT